CTTGATCATGTAAAAATAAAGTTCCATTAAATTAAGAATTGGTTTAAGTTTTGATGTGCCTCTAAAAATTGAATTTTCATTCTCATTCATAACATGAATTATTTCTTGTGGAGCAAATTGAATAGATTCAGACTTACGTGTTTGAGCACCTCTTCCAAAACCATAATAGTCACTTTGTTGTTGGTTTGATACTATATAGTTATAATGAGAAACAAAAGTTTTTGAGTCTGGAACTACTTCCACATCATTTGCTGGGAGAAGATAGAGATCTGCCCCATCATAATAAAAGAAAGCATTACCATCTAAGTGAAAGTCTAGAAAAGCACGCCTAAAAAATCTAGCTCGATCCTCAAAAGGATTAGGTTTTACATTAAGAATCTTATTTACTTTTTTTGAAGCACCGCCATCAACTATGAGTGGAATCTCATTCATAGCGTTAATATTCATTTCAACTGCACGATGAACAACCTCAATCTCACGATAAGCTTGTTCAAAATCTACAATTGTTTCTGGGAGTGCAAAAGGCTCTAAAGAAGAAATTGAAGGCTGTGCAGGATTAAGTTTCTCTGCTGCCCACTCTCTCCAAGTCTTTCTATTTTCATCTTCCATGCTTGTCTCTCTGAATATCTAACCAATTTTTAATTTTTGGTGCTAAATGATTTGAATATCTTTGACCATAAATAGTATGTAAACGCACATGGTGTGCTTTACACAAAGTGAATAAATTGTGATGGTCTAAACTATCCCTACAGTCTATAGCAAATTTCTCACGAAGGGAAGTAATTTTTTCAACAGTATCAATTTCAGTCACCTTATTTTCTGCACACCAGTTTTCAAATAGTTGACTTACTGAAAAAATATGATGAAGTTCTAGATTTTCTTTTGAACCACATACATAACACTCATCTCGTAATTTATAATCTTTTTTAATATAATCTCTTATGTATTTTATTGGAAATCTTTTTAATTCAGACACTGTTGAAGCACCTCCCAACGTAGTTTATAGTGGGCTGGATCTCGATTAAGTCCTACTTCACCTTCTGGTAAATTTAAAACCTTACCTACCACAGTGTCTAGATTTTTAAGTTTATAATATTTTTTGATTAAATAACTTACGACTATATCATCACCTCTAGTTAAATGCTTAAAACTATTTAAATCTTCTTTTATTAGATCGAGAGCTTCTTGTTTTATCAGTAATACAGAACCAACTAAAAAATCTACACGAGCATGCTTACACCAATGATCGCGAAGATCCTTATATTTTTTAGCTTTTTCTACACCTGATTTTCCATAAATGCCTATAAGCGGTTGATTTCTCTGTACTAATTTTCTGACTAACAGTGGAGAAGGAACTAAATCATCGTCTAGTATTAGCTTATAAGGTTCTGGATACTCGTAGCAACGCAACCAGCGTTCTATACAATACTTATTTTCTTCATTATTAATAACTTCAACTTTTCGAGAACGATAATCAAACGGTTCATGGGGATTATTATTTATTACAGTTATTGGAATGGTTCGATGAAAAGCATCACATATAGCTCGAACATTATCAGGTCTTTTGTAGTTCAAAACAATTATTCTAAGCATAGATTGAAATGTTACTCATTTTCTGATGGGTATATATTGCGTATCTTACTGCATCACACGGATGAGAAGCCCAGTCATGAACTGGTTTAGGTGTTTCTGTATTTGGATTCCATTTATAGGCTGACATTGCAGAAAAAGTATGTCTTGCTCCTTCTGTGTCAAAAAATAATCGATCTTGTTCAATTAAAACTTGAATAGAGTTGATTCCATCGTTAACAGATTTAATCGCATTTTCACAATAAATGTCATAGTCATATGCAAAATCAGCCTTAACTTGTTGTGCAGCAGAGTCTATATAAATTGTATCAATATTCCATTCATTAATTTTTTCCTGTATTTCAGCTGCAAGCTCTGAAGTTGTTGATTCTTTTGAGATAAACTCATCAACGATAAAATAATTATCTCCATCTGTTCCAATTACTACAAAAACGTTTTCATCGCGATATCCTACGTCAAGCCCGCCTATTACTTCTGCAAATCTTTCACCAACATAGTCACCTAAATGTTTTTCCTCATCTAAATCAAGATAAATTTGTGATTCAGTAGTAGTCCACTCACACTCATACTCTTGTAGATAAAGAGCTTTGGTAATAGATCTACGAGCTTCATCTACATCAGTTTCTGAAAGAAGAGGGTTTGCTCTCCAAGTATGTATTGAGGATGACCAATCTGGGTATTCTGGATCTTCTCCACGTAAAAAGTACTCATATAAGTAATTTCCTTTACCTCGTGGTGTAGAAATCCACAAACAACGAGAATCAGTAAAAGTAGATAAAGCAGGTCTTAAATCACGAGTGTAATATTCATCATTTGGAATAATTGCAGCTTCGTCCACAATTAAAAGATTCGCCGCACGACCCACTAATGAATCTCTATTATTAGCTGAAAGAAGACGAAAAACAGAACCGTTAATGAGTTTTACAACTTTATCTTTTTGATTGAAACGCTCAACTTCTATATCTAGTTGTCTAATTAAATCCGTAACATAATCCCAAATAATTGAAGAAAGAGAGAAGTTAGGAGCAACAACCATCACTTGTTGGCCAGGCTCAAGTAGTTTAGCAAATGCTAGAATAGCCGCTGCATATGATTTACCAGTACGACGAGCTGCAATATGAACAACAAAACGACTAGAATCGAGATTTTCTACCATTGCCCATTGTGATTCATTAAACTGAACTGGTTTTGGAAGACGATCTAAAAGACGTTGAATTTTTAGTTTAAAGAATTTATCGGACATTACCTAAAATATGGAATTATCATTGAGAGAAGGGAAATTATACCAGCTGTTAGACCACCTATCCATAACAGTGTTTTTAGTGAAGCTCTGCCTTGTGTCGCCATTTCACGAATTTCAGTTAAGTTTGTTTCTATTTTATCTATACGCTTTTCAAAACGTTCAAACATGGTAACAATTGTAGTATACCGCTCTTCACATACAGCTTCATGCGCTGATATACCAGCTTTATTAGACTGGGAACGCTCATGCAATCTATCTAATTCAATTTGTATTTGATCCAATTCGCGTGCTGTTTCAGACATCTAAACTCAAATCTTAATAATATAGTTTACAACCTCTGATGGAAGAGTTGTATTGACTGTAAAAGCATTCACGGAAAGTGAAGGAATATTTAAAGCAGGTATTGAGTGTGTGTGACCATTTACAGTAAGTGATGGGATTGTGTGTGTATGTGCTGCCTGTGTTACAGAGTTAACAACTGATGTGGTAGTAGAGTCTTTTGCTGATGCAGCAACAGAAGTTGTTCCAACTGTTAAATCACCATCACCGTCAGATCCAGTGTTGTTAGCAACAGTAGAGCCTCCAGTTGATCCTGAAGTACCTGTTCCAGTGCTATTAGAAGCTGTTGTTACCCCAGTTTTTGAAGCAGATGTAAGCACTGATGAAGCACCAGCTGAACCATTGGTCACACCAAGAGTAGCGTTATTAGAACCTTTACCTAACGGAACTTTATCGCGTAAGTCAGGAAGATTAAAGGTAGTAGAGCCATCACCAGTACCAAAAGCAGTACCAACTGCAGCGAACAGTCTTGCATATGTAGTACGAGACACAGCTGTATTATCACAAAACAAGTAACCAGTTGGAGCTGTTGCACCACCATAAGCCATAATAGTTCCTGCCGGTACTACTTCTGCACCACCAGCGGTAGCTCCGTCGTGAATCCGAATATTATTAGTTGATGTATCAAGAGAAATTTCACCTGCTGCACCTGTAAAGGCGTCGTTTTGTGCAGAAGTTCCTCGTCTAAATTGTAGCTGTGTAGCCATGCGTTACTCCTTAAAGTGTTCCTAAATCGATTGAGCCTGTTATTAAAATTGTATTTGAAGAGTTAGTGCCTAGTGTAACATCTCCAGAAATTGTTCCATCACCTGAAACTGTAAGTGTGTCTCCACCTACGTCGCCTGTGACGTCAATGCCTGTGGAGGTGGTTTCTAGTTTTGGCACATTGTTGTAATTTAATTCAACTTTACCATCAGCTACGCATTGCACCATCGTTTCGCCCGTGTACTTTTGGAGCGAAATGTTATTGCCTCTAATTAAAAATGTACCGCCAGCAAAAGTCTCGTCAATATAAGCGTTTGTACCATCGTGGTAAATTTGCAATTTTCCAGAAGAAAAGGATATTACACCGTTGTCGCCTACTGCAACATTACCGCCATTGGTTCCGTCACCGACTGTAATAGTAGCATTAGACTGTATTTCAAATTTTGATGTGGCATCGATTCCAAGACCGCCCATAAATGGTGAAACTTTTGTGCTCATGTATACCTTTCTATCATAATTTTAACCACAGGTCAAAATATATTTATTAGAGTGCTCCTAAATCGAATGTAGTGACTGTCAACCCAGCAAAAGTTGGTGAATCACCTGTTCCAACAGCTTGTCCAATTGCAATGTCATCAGCATTTACAGTCACACCTGTACCAGCGCCAATGTTAAGAGTCACTGTGCCAGTTGTTCCACCACCAGTCAATCCTGAACCTGCTGTTACTCCCTCAATGTCGCCTTCTGGAACTGCAGCAATTCCAGCTGCAAGAGCTTCAGCATTTGAAACAGTAGAGAAAGTTGTGTTAGCATATGTCCCAAAAGCATCAGAACGAGCCGTAACAGAAGCTACATTGTCTTGTACTACGTCTAGATTGGCATTGAGTTGGTTATAGGTTACTAAATCGTTAGCATAGGCTAAAAATAGAGTAGCTGATACGTTTGCCTTTGTGTCAAGAGTAGTGTTTGCATAAGTACCAAAGTTATCTACTGTTGTAGTAAGAGTTGCTACATTGTCCTGCACTACATTAATATTAGAATTAAGCTGAATAAAGCCAGCAGATGCGTTAGCACGTGTATCGTATACAGACCCTTGAACACCATCCAATAAATCAGCATTTAAGTTAGTTACAAGAGTTGTTGATGCTACAGTGAAAGGTGCAGTACCGGTTGCAATTGTAGATTCTAGAGTTGATAATACTAGATCTCCGTAGGAGAAAGAGCCATCAGTTGTATCAATTGAGGCGTTTGGTTCTGGGTCATACTCATCAAACATTTTGAACTTTGCATCTGAAATATCAAAGAACAT